ACCAGGACGGGCAGCAGCAGAGCTGCGAGGCACAAGGCCAGGAAGGACGTTGTCATGGATTTACTGCGGTTGGTTGTATTGCAACTCTGGACCTTTGGCCCGGTTGCTCTTGAACTATAGCGAGCCGGGTCAAGTTGGGTGAAGTTTGGGGGGCGGCTTGTGATTTAGGGACCAGGGTCAAGAATGAGAACCATTCTCACCGGACCCCCTGGCCACCCTTGTCCAGACCCCCTGTCCAACCTGCGCACCTGCCTATCTGACAGGTACGCAATGGCCCAGACCCCTTGGCACCACTGGGCTCTGCCCGCTTCTGGACAGCCCCCAGGTCTATTTTGGACAAGCGGGAGCGACCCCGGAGGGGGGGGAGCCCCGCTGACGCCTATAGCGTAAGCCCTTCACATTTTTGGGTCAAAAATCTACCCAACAAAAGTCCCTCGCATTTTTGGACCAAAATTTTCCCTTACTCGTCTTTGTCCACCCCTAATCCCACCCCCAAGAAACGACGTCCGCCATAATTTAATAAAGGTGAACATAGGTGTCTATAGTTCTCTATGGTTTACCATGTATTTTCATCATCAGTACCAATGAAAGAAGATCCTGGTTAACCATATTCTCCTAGGTTAACCATGTACTTGGTATTACCTTACCTCCTAACCGCTTCCCTTCGGGAAGCTATACACTATGGTTAACCATAGTAGCTATATAGTATCTATATACTATATATAGAGGGGGGGGTAAGGCCCCCCCAGCTCTTAGGACAGCCAGCCCTTTCCACTTTTTTCTGCAGCCTTTCTTTCTTCACTCACGCACACATATGTACTACTGGTCCTGGGTCCTACCATTGGCCCATTAGCCCCCCTGTGCCCCCATGGGTCGCCCTAACGAATCCGAGGCCTCAAGGGTCCTGTCGAACCTCCACACCGACCTGGCGCTCCACTTGCGGTCCAGGCTCGACGATGGGTCCATCAGCACCGCTGAGCTCAACATCCTTCGTCAGTTCCTCAAGGACAACGGCATCTCAGCTCAACCGGTGGCCGGCACCAGCTTTGGGGACCTGGTGGCCTCCTTGCCGGACATGGATAAGATTGTGCAGATGCCCCGGCGCAAGGTCGCCTAGAACCTCCCATGCCTGATCCCGACGACATCCCATCTGGGTTTTACATCTCGACACCCACCAACAACGCCATCGCCAATGCCCCGGCCATTGGCATTGGCGCTGGCTACGGCGCTTCGGTGACCCAGGGAACCTCCAAGACCCAGGGCGTCACCATCAACGCCAAGGCTGGCGTCGTCACCATGCACAACGCTGCCCTGGCCGCCAGCGCTGCCGTCCAGTTCACGATGACCAACAGCGCCATCAGCGGCACCGACGTCGTCGTGACCTGCCAAGGCACGGGTGGCACCGCTGGTTCGTACCAGGCCCACTGCGTCGACGTCGGTGCCGGCACGGCCATTTTCCGCGTGGTCAACACCAGCGCCGGGTCGTTGAGCGAAGCTGTGACCCTGAATTTTGTGGTCATTGATTCCGTTGCTGCCTAGGTGCTCTCATGTCCAGTCCCATCGTCACCACCCTGGGCACCCTGACGTCGGCGGGGACCACGGGCTTCCAAGCCTTGGGCCCTCAGGACAACATCGTCTTCCAAGTGGCCGTGTCGTCGATCGGCACCAACGTCGTGATCCGGCTGGAGGGATCCCTGGATGCGACTGACTGGTTCAACCTTCACTCCACGGGTGACGTCACAGTGACCGCTAACGGGGTCCTGGGCTACTCGTTGGTGCAAGTACCTGTGCCGTACGTCAGAGGCCGCTTGGTGAGCCTCTCAGGGGGCTCTCCGAGCGTTGTGTTCAAGGCGGCCCTGTCCACTGCTGGCTGAGGACTCCCATGCAAGCTCTTATGCTCACCATCCGGCCCACCGTGCTGGTGCCGATTTTTGGAGGCTTTGCCGAAGAAGGCGGCGGTGAGCCAGGGGACGATGGCGATGGCGATGGCTTTGCCGCGTTCCTATACTGGAGCGAAGACCTGTACATCGACTGGCGCTGATCCATGGCAGCACCGAACATCAAAAGTGGATCGTCAGTCACCACGGTGACCGGCAAGACCGTCGGGTATGCGGTGACTACCTCGATGGCTGCAGCGCTGAGCAACGGCGCCAGCAGCGGCAAGGTGCTGAAAATCAATTCGGTGTACTGCGCCAACGTGGACGGCGCCGCAGCGGCTGACATCAGCCTAGAGCATTACAACGGCACCACGGGCTTCGCCATTGGCAAGACCATCGCCGTGCCAGCTGATGCCACCCAGGTGCTGGTGACCCGCGAGGCGTACATCTACCTGGAAGAAGGCCACAGCCTCCGCGCACAGGCCAGCGCCGCTGGCGACCTGGAGCTGGTCATCTCCTACGAGGACATCAGCTGATGTTGGGCTTTAACGGCGGCTTGATGGGTGTCAGGCGTGTGCCGACAACTGGCGCAGCATCGGGGCTGTGGTTCCAGAACGAGCAAAGCGTTGCACAGCGGGCTGCAATCTGGCCTCTAGGCATCACAAACTTCAATGTGGCATCTATTACTTACACTCAATCGTCTGTCTATGGCGGCGCCTCTGCTGCGACAAATGCAAATATGACAGACAGCAGCACTGCAAATACTGCCACTGCTACAAACGCTGACGCCCCCGGATGGGTTCGAATGGATTTAGGCCAACTGTACGTTGTAGGATCCGTCATAGTCGGCACTGGCACTAGCTCTATTCCGGGCGGGTGGTCATATACTTACACCGAAAATTGCGACGTTCAATACTCGTCAGATGCTAGCACATGGACAACGGCATTTAATACGGGAGCGTTTGGCGCCAACGGCATATATACATTTACCGTTAGCTTTACCGCTCGCTACATAAGGATTGCAAACCCTAGTACATGGCTGGCATTAACTGAATTTTATGCGCTTGCGCCAGGTCAGACTTATCCATGACCTTATACTCGCACTACACCGCCACCCCCGCGCATCTCCCCCACCGCATCCGCTTTGCGGACGGCAGCACCCGCACGGACGCCAGCACCTTCACGCCTGACGAGCTGGAGCGTGCCGGTTACAGCGGCCCTTACGAGCGCCCCGAGTGCAACCCGAAGCTGGAGACGATCGACTGGGACGCCGAGGCGCTTGAGTACATCGTGCGCCCCTACGGCTTCGATGAGCTGCAAACGCAGCACGCCAAGATCCGCGAACGGCGCATCGAGCTGCTGCAGTCCTGTGACTGGACGCAGATTGCTGACTACGACCTCGGCGCTGATCGTGAAGCCTGGGCCGCCTACCGCCAGGCCCTGCGCGACCTGGCCGATGCGCCCAACCCGTTTGACATCACCTGGCCGCAGCCGCCCGCGCCTTGATGACTTGGGTTGACCTTCCGGAACCGTTGTCCACGGACTTTCGGTTTTTCTTGGTTTTGGTCTGGCGCCACTTGAGCCTTCCGGATCCAACGCCGATCCAGCTCGACATTGCTCACTACATGCAACACGGCTCCAAGCGCCGCATTGTTGAGGCGTTTCGGGGCGTGGGTAAGTCCTGGATGGCCGCGGCCTACGTGCTGTGGTTGTTGCGTTTGGACCCCCAAAGAAAAATCATGGTGGTGTCGGCCTCCAAGACCCGGGCCGATGACTTCACCATGTTCTGCATCCGTTTGATCCGCGAGATGCCGATGCTCCAGGCGCTGGAGCCGGACCGAGACGAGCAACGATCCGCCGTGAATCGGTTTGACGTCAGGCCCGCCATTCCGGACCAGAGCCCATCCGTCAAAGCGGTCGGCATCTTTGGCCAGTTGACCGGGTCCAGGGCCGACTTGATCCTGTCTGATGACGTGGAGACACCGACGACGTCGTGGTCTGTCGGCATCCGGGAGAAGCTTCTGGCTGCTGTCGGTGAGTTCAACGCCATCCTGAAGCCCGGCGGCGAGATCATGTTCCTTGGTACGCCACAAACTGAGGAGTCGATCTACAACAAGCTGGCCCAACGTGGATACGAGGTGCGCATTTGGCCGGCTCGGTACCCCGAGAAACCCGTCAAATACGGCGACCACCTGGCCCCCGTTGTCGCAGAGGGGTGCCCAGAACTTACAAATCAACCAACAGACCCAGGTCGTTTCAGCGAGATGGACCTGCTGGAGCGGGAGACGTCGTACGGCCGGTCGGCATTTGCGCTCCAGTTCCAACTGGACACCAGCCTCAGCGATGCTGAGCGGTTCCCGCTGAAGCTCGCGGATCTGATGGTCCTGGAGGTCTCTGATCACGCGCCAGAAAAGGTCGTGTGGTCGTCTGGGGCCGAGTACCGCATCAGCGATCTGCCGGCGGTGGGTTTCAACGGCGACTACTACTACCGGCCTGCCTACATCCACGGCACCTGGTTGCCGTTTCAGGGGTGCGTCATGTTTATTGACCCCTCTGGTCGTGGCCTGGATGAAACGGCTTACGCGATCGTGGCTCATCTCAACGGCAACCTGTTCTTGCTGGAGTCCGGGGCGTTCCGAGACGGCTACTCAGAACCCGTTCTGCAGGGCCTGGCAACGGCTGCAAAGCGCCAGAAGGTCAATCTGATCCTCCTAGAGGACCAGTTTGGCCAAGGCATGCTGGAGAGCCTTCTGAAGCCGTATCTACAGGTGCAGCATCCGTGCACCATTGAGACGGTCAGGTCCAATGTGCAGAAAGAACGCCGCATCATCGCGGCTTTGGAGCCCGTCCTGAACCAGCACCGGCTCATCGTCAGCCGATCGGTGATCGAAGGTGACGCCAAGACTCGTGACGACGAAGCCATCGAGAAGCGCCTGGCGTACCAGCTTTTCCACCAACTGACGCACCTGACGGCAGACCGTGGTTGCTTGGCCCACGACGACCGACTCGACGCCTTGGCCGGTGCCGTCCAGTATTGGAATGAATCGCTGGCCATTGATGAAGACCGAGCAATCAAGGAACGACAGTCAGAGCTTTGGGACCTGGAGCTTCAGGCGTACATGGGAGACCTTGAAGGAGCGCTTGATCGATCTCTTCTGGGCGGCAGCATTACGGATCTCGCTGCGGCCCCGGCCGCCACGGGCTGGATCAGGCCTCGTCGCTAAGCGACCTGGCACTAGGGCCTGGGTGATCCGGATCCCCGGTGAGTTCATTGGGTACGGGGGCACCAGGGAGCTGGGCTCTTTTCAGACCATCGTCGTTGCAGAAAACGAAGAAATGGCTTGGGACATTGCCACGTACTGCGATGTCTGGGAACGTATCCCGTGGAAGGTGGACAACGTCCAAATCTTTCCCAAGACCCCTCTCGCCAGCGCAAATGTCGGTTATTCGTCTCGCAGACGCAGCTAAACACGACGCCGGCCTGCCGCATCAGCTGGCGGCTTGGAACGGGCTCCAGGAAACCCTGACGCCCAAGCAGCTCAAGGACTTTGCAGAGGCGTACAGGGCGGCCCCGGAGCCCAAGGTGGGCCTATTCCAGCCCGGATCCCCGTTCAGCTACAACCTGACCCCCAACGTGGCGTACGGCGAGCTCACTCAACAGTCCGAAGCCCGCAGGTTCGTGGCTCAACATCAGTGCGACACGGCTCTGGTCCTGGCTCAGTTCGTCCAGAAAGCCCGGGATCACTTCGGTGGACCCGCAATCATCACCTCTGGCCACAGGCCCCCCAGGATCAACGCCCAGGTGGGTGGTGCCAGCCGTTCAGAGCACCTTTACGACGCACCGAACACCGGCGCCGTTGACTTCTACATCGACGGGGAGTCCATTTACACCTTGCAGACCTGGGCCGACAAGGAGTGGCCGTATTCCTTGGGTCTCGGGGCTCCCCGGGGTTTCATCCACGTCGGGATGCGCCCCGGCAAACCCCGGCTAAGGTGGGACTACTGACACCAGACCCATGAAAAAAGGCGGCAAAGGCACCAAGGGCGGCGGCGGCAAAAAGGGCTACTGATGGCTGACCCCAAGGCCGGGCTTTACATCAACATCAAGCGGAAGCGCGACCGGATCAAGGCCGGATCCGGTGAAAGCATGCGGAAGCCAGGGGCCAAAGGAGCCCCCAGCGCCGCTGATTTCAAGCAGGCCGCCAAGACCGCCAAGAAAAAGTAGCCCTGGGCTACCGCTTGACCAATGGGGTGATGACGCCGGCCAGGATTTCAATGGCCCGGTACAGCTTCACGGCCATCCGGCTGTACTTGCCCAGGGCCTCGTTGTCCCGAGGGGTGGGTGTCAGGTTCACGATGGCTACAGCAGCGCCATGGACGGCAATTGCAACAGCCACGTACTCAGCGATCCGAGGTGTCATGGGTCGGAAGGGTGCTGGTTGCAGTTTGCCAGCCTTTGGCCAGGTTGTCTGCAGCCTCCTTGGCCAACCACCGGGTCGCCATCGCCTCGTGGTGCCAAGCGGCGTTCAACAGCTCTGCTGTGGCCAGGAGTCCTGACCAGTCCTCGTTCTCGTACAGCTCCAGCAGCTGTCGCTGAACTCGCTCCTCGCTCAACTCAAGTTCAAGGCTGGGCTCAAATTGGTTCATGGCCTTTTGCGTCTGTCGCCGCCGTCCCAAATGCTCTTGGCTTCCAGCGTGGTCACCCGTTGCTCAACGGAGTTCAAGCGGCCAAAGGTCTCCTTGCGATCGGCCTTGATGTCGATGTGCAGCTCCTCAAGCCTGCTGGCTACGTTTTCGACGGCCACCGTCAAGCGGGTCACCACCTCTCGACTGTTGGCGTTGCCGCGGATCGCGCCAGTGGTGCCCATGACGGTTGCCGTAAAAGCAGCGCCCACTAGGGCTGCGATGATTTCAAACATGGTAAGCGCTGCCGTCGACCCACTTTAGCGGCCCTGCTGATGCAGAGCCATTTGCGTCCAAAGCTGCGCTCAACCCCTTGGCGAGGTTGCTAAGCGCCATGGTTTTCTTTCCTTAGAGGATGTAGGTGGACAAGTGCCGAGGGATGATCAGCGCCTGGCATAGATTTGCAAATCCGCCTACGCCCGTCCACGTGAGACTATTTGCTGTGGAACCGTCAAAACCAGCAGCAGATGGAGTTCCAAGCGTTGTCACGGCACCATCCGCTACCCAAGCACCAGACGTGTCGCGCTTAATGTTGGCATGGTAATAGCCCTGACCATAAGCAGTTGGATCCCAAAACATTTCTGGTCGCAGAAGGTAAGAAGCAGTGCCGTCGCTAAACTTGACGATCAGCGTAGCCTTAGAAAGATTCGCCCAAATAGCCGAAGGAACTGTCGTACTTGACGCAGTGAACGTCCTAGGTGCGTTTTGGGTGCTGCCAGAACCCGCGCCAATCCAGCCATCCACGTTCGGAAACGTGTTGTAAAAAGCTGGGAGGTATAGCGTCGTACCATTTGCAACACGAAACCCGGCAGCAAGCTGGCTCGACGAAGGGGTGAATCCGATGTACTCAATAGAACTTCCTACGTTTGGCGTAGAAAGCACCGGGCCATAGCTGATACAGTCAATGACTTCTTCAAAGCTAGTGCCTGAGTTGCGGTTAAAGGTTACGTTGGCTGTACCGTAGAACCGACACGACCGGAATCTTTGTGTGCCAGAGAAGAAATAATGATTTGCTGCGCCAGGGGCGACGATGTTGCGGAACTGGCACCCTTCAAACCAAGCGGTGTGGTTGGAAAGTACAGAGGCCGTATTTTGGTAGTCAAAGGTGCAATCGTAGTAGCGAACGTCCGACCCTGCATTTGAAACGAAGCCAGCCGACGTGATAGTAAAAACACAGCTGTTAAACTCAGTTGGAGTTGACGAACTGTTAAAGACAATCCAGCCTTGCGAGCCGTTGTAGTCGCCGCTGCCGTACTGGAAGTAAGAGTTTGATGCCCTGATCCTGCCTTGCGTCGTGAGGTTAAATACAAACACGCCAACCCGAAAGTCGATCACTCGACAGTTGTCAATCGTCAGATTGCACGAGCTGCCTTCCTCGATGTGGATAGTACGATCGTACTTTTGAACGAGGCAGTGCTCAATGGTTGCGTTGTAGTAGGTAGTGGCATACTCAAA